TTTGGTGGGCAAAAGATAGATCCGGTGCCGACACAAACACCGCACTTTCAGTTGCTAGCTCAACCAACTCGAAGCCTCTTACAGCTTCTTTTGGCGGAGGCCAAGACGGAGCAAATGAAAGCAATGTTCCCATAAACGTTCTAACTAAAGCTTTTGATAGATTCCGTTCTACAGAAGAAATTGATGTTTCCTTGATTCTCCAAGGAAAAGCTAGAGGTGGTACGTATGGCGGGCAATTAGCAAATTATCTAATTGATAACATTGCTGAGTATCGTAAAGACTGTGTTGTATTTGTATCACCTGATCGCGGAGATGTTGTCAATAACATTGGTAAAGATGAAGCACAAGATATTGTTCAATTTAGAAATTCACTAAGCTCAACTTCTTATGCAGTCTTAGACTCCGGTTATAAGTATCAATACGATAAGTATAATGATGTATATCGCTACGTTCCTCTAAATGGTGACATAGCTGGTTTAGCAGTTCGTACAGATAACTTAAGAGATCCATGGTGGTCACCTGCCGGTTTCAACCGTGGTCAAATTAAGAACATCATTAAGCTAGCTTATAATCCTCAAAAAGCTGATCGTGATATTCTTTACAAGAGCGACATCAATCCTGTCTGTGTATTCCCTGGACAAGGAACTATTCTTTTTGGTGATAAGACAATACTAGGTAAACCTAGTGCTTTTGATCGTATCAATGTACGTCGCCTCTTTATAGTTCTAGAAAAAGCCATTGCGACTGCTGCGAAATTTACACTCTTTGAATTCAACGATGAGTTTACACGCGCTCAGTTTAGAAACCTAGTAGAACCTTTCCTAAGGGATGTACAAGGACGTCGTGGTATTTATGATTTTAGAGTTGTCTGCGATGAGTCAAACAATACTCCTGAGGTTATTGACCGTAATGAGTTTATCGGTGACATTTATATCAAGCCTGCAAGAAGCATCAACTTCATTCAACTGAACTTTGTAGCAGTTAGAACTGGTGTTGAATTCTCTGAAATTGTTGGTAAATTTTAATAAATAACCTAAGTAAACAAGGAGAATTCTCATGGCGTTTAATATAAATGAAATTAAGAGTCAAATGCTATTTGATGGTGCAAGACCATCGCTTTTCCAAGTAATTCTACAAAATCCTGCAAACTCAGTAGCAGACATTAAATTTCCTTTTATGTGTGAAGCAACAGCTCTCCCAGCCGCAAATCTGGGAGAAATTGCAATTCCATACTTTGGAAGATTTATCAAGCTAGCTGGTACCAGAACATATGACGATTGGACTGTTACGATTATTAATGATGAAGATTTTTTAGTAAGAAATGCGCTTGAAGAATGGTCAAATCGTTTGAATACATTCCAAGGAAACATTAGGGCTTTTAGTTCTGCATCACCACTTTTGTATAAGTCACAAGCACAAGTACTTCAATATTCTAAGACGGGTGTTCCTATTCGTACATATCAATTCAATGGTATCTTCCCTAAAGTAATAGGCGATGTAGCTCTAAATTGGGCAGATGGCAATGCAATTGAAAGATTCCAAGTCACATTTGCTGTAGATAACTGGGAAGTTTCCAGCGCTGTTACTGGCAACGCTGGCGGTGTTTAATGATAATGGAGGCTTTCGGGCCTCCATTTTTTAGTGAGATATAATAATGGCATTAAATTTAAATTTATTTGGGTTTCAGTTTAAGCGAAAGCAAAACGATAAAGACACTGCTGTTTCATTTGTCACTCCTCAATTTGAAGACGGCGCAGTCAATGTAGTTGCTGGTGGAGCTTATGGAACTTATGTTGATATGGAAGGCTCTGCTCGTTCTGAAGCAGAGCTTGTTACAAAATATAGAGAGATGTCGCTGCATCCAGAAATAGATGCAGCAGTCTCCGATATCGTAGACGAAGCTATAGTTGTAGATGACAATGAAAGTCCTGTTTCTTTAAATCTTGAAAACTTGAATCTTGCTCCTAAAGTTAAATCTGCTTTTCTTCAAGAGTTTGAAATTATTCTTGAACTATTAGAGTTTAATTTTCGTAGCTATGATATCTTTAGAAGATGGTACGTAGATGGCAGGATGCTATATCATGTCATCATCAACGAAGATGCACCACAAAAAGGTATAACTGAGTTACGATATATCGACCCGCGCAAGATTAGAAAAGTGCGTGAGTTGAAAAGAGCTCCGGTTCCTGGTGTAGGAGCAGTTGTCAATCAAACTCATGCTGAATACTACATATTTAATGAAAGAGGATTTGGTAATCAAGTATCAGCAGTAAGTAGTACATCAGCTGGAACTGTAGGTATTCGTATATCACCCGATGCAATAGTTCATGCTACATCGGGATTAATGGACAAAAACAATCAACTTGTACTAAGTTATTTACATAAAGCTATCAAGCCTTTGAATCAATTGAGATCGCTTGAAGATGCAACATTGATTTATAAGATATCTCGTGCTCCTGAAAGACGTATATTCTATATCGATGTAGGCAATCTGCCTAAGATGAAAGCTGAACAATATCTTCGTGATATCATGACACGTTTCAAAAATCGTGTTGTTTATGATTCAGCTACTGGTGAGATCAGAGATGATCGTAAATTCATGACGATGTTAGAAGACTTCTGGTTACCAAGAAGAGAAGGTGGCCGAGGAACAGAGATCTCAACTCTTCCAGCTGGCCAATTGGCTGGTGATTTAGAAGACGTAAAGTATTTTCAACGTGGTTTATATAAATCACTTAATGTTCCTATCAATAGATTGGAACCTGATAACACATATTCAATAGGTCGTGCAACTGAGATTACACGAGACGAAGTTAGATTCAGTAAATTTATTGCACGATTACAGAATAGGTTTTCACAGTTGTTCTTAAATATCTTAGAAAAACAACTTGTGCTAAAGAAAATTATAACGGTTGAGGAATGGGAACAAATCAAATATAATGTTAGATTTGATTATGCTAAAGATAATCAGTTTGCCGAACTCAAGAACATTGAGATGATGAGAGAAAGAATGGGTATTCTGCAAGCAACTGATCCATATGTTGGTAAATATTTCTCAACCGAATGGATTCGTAAAAACGTGCTACAACAATCAGAAGATGATATTGAGATGTTGAATGCACAGATACAGAATGAATTACAAACTGGTGTTATTCAAGTTGCTCAACCAGAGCAGCAACCAGACCAACCTACATAATTGTTTTTATAAATAGGAGTTATACATGGCAGATGTAATTGATTTGTTAAAATTTGCAGACGAGAATAAACCAGTAGATTTTGCTGATGCTTTCAATCAGCTTATGGGCCAAAGGGTATTGAATATTTTAGACGTAGCAAAACAAGGTATAGCTTCATCTGTCTTTAATGGCGAAGGTGAAGTAGAAACATCAGACGTTGATAACGGAGAAACGTATGAGGACTCTTAAAGAAATTCGGTCTCTTTACGAATTAGCTAAAGACGAAAAGAAAAAAGACGAAACAACAACACCAGGTTTACAGATAAAGTCAGCTGACGAAAAGCGTTTTGCTGATAAGCACGTTATCAAAAAGACTGCTGATAGAAATGGTAATGGCGATGACGTCTTCAATGCTACAAATGTTAAGGGTGTAGAGCGTAGTCCAAAGCACGGTTATAATCCCGGTGAAGATGAAAAAGTATATGAAGCAATGGACCCTGATAAGAAAGCAAAAAAGGCTATTGATAATATTTTGAAAAATCATGAAGAACCACCTGCTGAAAAGGGTGAACCTCTTCAACGTATAAACAAAGAAGAAGTTGAATTGGATGAAGGTGATGTAATTCCATTCCCCGGTAAGAAAAAAGAAGAAGAAAAGCCAGATACGAAACCAGGTTGGATGCTTCGTAAAGATCCAGAGTTAGCAAAGAAATTAAAAGACGCTAAAGAAAGAATCAAAGCCAAAAAAGCTTATGAAGCCAATCGTAAACAAACAGACGAAGGATATGTAAGTCTAGCTCAGCAAAGAGCAGTATGGGCTACACGTAAAGATGGTGGTAAAGGCCATCCAGATAATAAAAAGAAAATGAAGAAAGAAGAAGTTGAGCTTGATGAAGTATTGAAACCTTCAATGGGTGTTAAAGCTTATATCGATGATTTTACAAAGTCAGATGATCCTAGATTTAAAGGTGCATCAAAGAAAGAAAGAATAAAGAGGGCTCTAGCTGCTTATTATTCTGCTAAGAGAGGTGACTAATGGCTATAATGATTAATAGACCTGGCACATCAGCTGTAATACATATCACAGCTAATGCTACAATTAATGCTGTTGGTAACACCACCAATTCTACAATAGCCACTGGTCCTGAGAATCTAACTGGTGCTGCAATAACACAGGTGTTTTGGGGTGCTGCTAGTGGTGGTTATTGGACTATATCAAGAGGTACAACTTTACTATTAACTTTACCAGACAGTGGTACTATGGATTTTGCTGGTTCAGGATGTTCTTTAATTGCTAACTCAGATGCTGCTATAGATGCTAAGCTCGTTGGAACGGGAAATGGTCACTTAATAATTGAAGTGCAAAAGATCCCGATGAGCACAGGTTACACAAGCTAAGGAACTACCATGAAACTCATATGCGAACAAGTAGAAAACGTAAAATACATTGTAGAAAACAAAGAATCTGGTAAGAATTACTTTATTGAAGGCATCTTCATGCAGGCCGACATTCAAAATAGGAATGGCCGTGTTTATCCTGGTGACATTCTTGAAAAAGAATGCTCACGCTATATGAAAGAAGCAGTTGAACAAGGTAGGGCATATGGTGAACTTGGTCATCCCAATGGACCATCTATTAATTTAGATCGCGTATCTCATCTAATCACCAATCTTCGTCAAGAAGGAAGCAACTTCATCGGCCGTGCTAAGATTATGGAAACACCCATGGGCAATATTGTAAAGGGTCTTATGGATGGTGGCGGTTCATTAGGTGTTTCTACTCGCGGAATGGGTTCTCTTGAAGAAGATAAATCCAGAGGTTGCATGGTTGTTAAAGATGATTTTCGTCTTGCAACCGCAGCAGACATAGTAGCGGATCCATCCGCACCAGATGCATTCGTAAGAGGTATCATGGAAGGGGTCGAGTGGGTATGGGATAATGGACTCCTTAAAGCACAAAAAGTTGAAGAGTTACACGAGTCGATTAAAAAGGCTCCGAGTAAAAAATTAACTGAAGCAAAGATAAATGCTTTCAAATCGTTTATCAACGAATTAGTTAAATTATAACTTTTAATAAATAAATAAAAAATTAATTAAAGGAGTCACATAAAATGAGACTAAGAGACGCTATAAAGAATGTTTTAAATGAATCAGAGCACACAGATGAAACTCTCGAAGAAAAAGTTTCAGTAGGTGGTGGCGCTACTGGTTCTTCAGAAGTAGCAGAACCAACAGGAGTTCGCGCTAAGGCCCCCGGTAACAGCAAGACACAGGGTGATCCTATGCAAAAAATTCAAGACCCTAACAATCCTGGTGTCGAAGATACCGATCCAGAGAATAACACAAAGGCTGAAGGCAATGCCGCTGCTAATGCAGCTACGATTAAAACAAAAATGGGTGAACACTTTGATGCTATGTTCGATGGCGAAGAGCTTTCAGAACAGTTCAAAGAAAAAGCTTCAACCATTTTTGAAATGGCAGTCAATTATCGTGTAAATGAAATTGCTGAAGAACTAGAGTCAATGTATGAAAATAAACTAGCCGAAACAGTCGAACAGATAGAAGAAAGCTATACCGAACAGCTTCAAGATCTTACAAATAAAATCGATCAATATCTTGATTATGTAGTTGAACAGTGGGTCACAGAGAACGAAGTAGCAATTGAAAGTTCACTACGTTCAGAAGTTACAGAAGATTTTATTCATGGTCTAAAGAATCTATTTGCTGAGCACTACATTGAAGTACCCGAAGAAAAGGTAAATGTAGTTGAAGAGCTTGCTATGCGTGTTGAAGAGCTCGAAGCAAAACTCAATGAAGCAGTGAATGAAAACATTGAGTTAAAGAATTCCCTCAACGAGATGTCAACTGAAGAAATTTTTAATGAAATTTCTGAAGGTTTAACTCTTTCTCAAGTAGAAAAGTTTAAGAAGCTCGCTGAAGGTGTTGATTTCGATGACGTTGAAAACTTCAAAAAGAAGCTTCTCATTGTCAAAGAAAATTATTTTCCATCAACTGATATAAAGAAGACTGCTAATCTTCTTGAAGAATCATTCGATGGTGAAGAGCCTGCAGCAGTAGCATCCGGCGCGATGTCAAAGTATGTCAGAGCCATTTCAAGAACAACAATTCGTTAAAAAACAATTTGTTATAAATAAGTAAAACAGTTAAGCTTAATTGCTAAAAAGGGAGAAAACCAAATGATTCTAACTGAAGAAGCTCAAAGAAAGTGGCAGCCCGTACTAGAGCATCCTGATCTACCAAAGATCTCTGACGCTCATCGTCGCGCTGTTACCGCAGTAATTCTAGAGAATACAGAGAATGCACTTCGTGAAGTTGGCGCTCAGCTCGGTGGCCAGCGTCTACTCGGTGAAGATGCTGCAACAAACAACACCTCACCCAACTCAAACATTGACAACTTCGATCCAGTTCTAATCAGCTTGGTTCGTCGTTCAATGCCTAACCTTATTGCATATGATATCTGCGGCGTTCAGCCAATGACTGGCCCAACAGGCCTTATCTTTGCAATGCGTGCACGTTATAGCGCACAGGATGGTGTTGAAGCTCTCTATAACGAAGCTAACACAGTCTTCTCTTCAAAGAGTGGTCAGACTGATTTGGGTAATACATCAGTAGGTACTATTCCTTCTGCCAACAGCAATATCAGCAATAACCTTTACAACACAGGTATAGGTCTTCCTCTTGCTAATGCTGAAGCACTAGGCACAACCAACCATCCTGCTTTTGCTGAAATGGCTTTCAGCATTGAAAAGGTAACAGTAACTGCTCGTAGTCGTGCACTAAAAGCTGAATACACGATGGAACTCGCACAGGATCTAAAGGCAATCCATGGCCTAGATGCTGAGACCGAGCTCTCCAACATCCTATCAGCTGAAATCCTTGCTGAAATTAATCGCGAAGTAATTCGTACGATTAACATCACAGCAGTTCGTGGTGCCAATACAGGTAGCGTAACGACAGCCGGTGTTTTTGACCTTGATACAGACTCCAACGGCCGTTGGTCAGTTGAGAAGTTCAAGGGCCTAATGTTCCAGGTTGAGCGCGAAGCTAATCAGATTGCAAAAGATACACGTCGTGGAAAGGGTAACATCATCATCTGCTCCTCAGACGTAGCTTCTGCTCTTCAGATGGCCGGTGTTCTAGACTACGCTCCTGCTCTAAACAGCAACAACCTCAATGTTGACGACACAGGCAACACCTTCGCTGGTGTGCTTAATGGTCGCATCCGCGTATACATTGATCCTTACACCACTGGCAACTATATGACAGTTGGTTACAAGGGTTCCAATGCATTTGATGCTGGTATCTTCTATTGCCCATACGTTCCTCTCCAGATGGTTCGTGCAGTAGATCAGAACAGCTTCCAGCC